GTCCCGGATTTGCTCGAGGTGGGACCGGCCCTGGAGACCACGGGCAAGCTGCTCCTAGAGAACCAGAAGCTGACTGACCAATCGCCCAATCCCTATAACGGCACCGCAAAGCTGCTCGTCAATCCCAGGATTACGAGCACGACACAGTGGATGCTTCATGTGACCAACCGGCCGCTCAAGCCCTACATTTATCAGGAGAGGGAAAAGCCGGTTTTCGTGGAGCAGACCACCCAGGAATCCGATAGCGTGTTCATGAGGAAGAAATTCCGGTTCGGGGCGGAGGCCAGGGCAGCAGGGGGATACGGACTCTGGCAGATGAGTTACGGAAGCACCGGTCTAGGTTAATTAATCTGGACGCAGATTTACGCAGATAACGCAGATAGTTTTTTTAAAATCCTAAAAATCCTGAAGATCTGCGTCCCACAGGAGGATTTTATCATGATCAGAATAACGAGCAAACAGCACAATTTCCGGCGCTGCAGGGTGGCCCATCCAAAGGGAACGACCGAGTACCCGGACGATACATTCACCCCGGAGCAACTGAAAGTTCTTCAGACGGAGCCAAAGCTGACGGTGGAGATCGTTTCCTCCGCCGCTGAAGCTTCGGAGGACGGACCCGCCGTCGCTGGAGCTATGGCGGGCGGGGAGGAGCAGCGGCCCGAGCTGGGAGAGCAGATCGAGGGCACGGAGGAGCCCTCCTCCGCTGAAGCTCTGGAGGACGGGGAGCGGCCCGACCTGACAGTGCGGGAGATAAAAGAGCGGCTGGAAGAGATGGAAGTCGAGTTCCCGCCCAAGGCCAGAAAGGAAGAGCTGCAGAAGATGCTCGCGGAAAAGATGAGCGAGACGGTGGTGCCGGAGTAACATGGCCTATTGCGTGCAAGACGACATCCTAGACCAATTGGACGAGAGCGTTCTCATCCGGTTGACGGACCCAGATGGAGTGGCGATTGATGAGGCCGTGGTGACCAGGGCGATCGAGGACGCGGACGCCACCATAGACGCGTACTGCCAGGGCAGATATACGATTCCTCTTTCGCCGGTACCAGACAAGATCCGGCAGGTCAGCGTGGATATCGCCATCTATAATCTCTTCTCCAGGCGCGGGGACGCCGCGCCCGAGACACGCAAAGACAGGCACAAGGAGGCGATCCGTTTCCTGGAGAAGGTCGGGGAAGGAAAGATCAGGCTGGGCGCTGCAACGCCGGCGCCGGCCAACACGCCGGATACGGTTAATATTTCGTCGAATAAGAGGATCTTCGATCGCGACAAGATGAGCGGGCTTTAATGAGCGGGAGGCTCCACAAAAAGATCCGGCGGGCGGCCCGCAAGGCGGCGGATAAACGGTTTATCGCGATGGTCGGGCAGATCGGGCAATTGCCGTTCAGGCAGCGGCTGTGGTTCGCCCTGAAAATTATCAAGGGGGCCGGGTAATGCACGAGTTCGAGGAGCTGGAGCAGGTTGTTCTCGATACCCTGGAGCCGCTGAAAGATCAGGGCGTCAAGACCCTGGAGCTTTATGCGGGCCAGGCCGAGGCAGAGGACATCGAGGAGCTGGCCAGGATGACGCTGCTTTTTCCCTGCGTTTACGTTGTGGCCACGGGCCTGGCGCTCACGCACAAGGACCGCTACGACGAGGAGGATATCGGGATCATGCTCCTTGTGGGGGATAAAAACCTGCGGGGCACTGAGGCCTCGAGGCGTGGGGATTCCACGAGCATGGGAGTCTATGAGATCCTGGAGTTGACCGAGAGACTGCTGCACAGGCAAAAGATCCACAGCTCAGGCGTCATGCTCTTACGCTCCGCGGCGCCGCTGTACCTGGCGCCTAAAAAGGGGCTTTGTTTTTATGCGGCGAGATATGAGTTTAAGACAATCAAGAGTTAGTAATGTGTCAAATGGTCAAATGGTTGAGTAGTCGAGTAGTTGAGTGGCCGGATTGATTGAGTGGTTTAACGACTTAACAACTTAACTATTTAACTAATTAACGAATTAACCGACTAAAAGGAGGTTATTATGCCATTAGCATCGAACGCGGACAATATCCGCTATTACGGCACCGGCAGGGCATATGCCGGCGAGGTGGGCGGGGCGTCGTTCGACGACCTGGGGGAGCTGGAAAATATGAATTTCGCCCTCACGGTCACGACCGAAAAGCTCAAGAGCACGCGGAACGCGGCCAGGGCAACGATCATCGAAAAGGAGACGGAGCGGGACGGGGTGCTTACCTTCGGGCTCCGGGAGATGACGAACGAAAACCTCAAGATGACCCTGCTCGGATCGGCAATCAACACCGATAACCAGGCCGCGAGCTTCGTATATCAGGACGAGGTCGGGGCGGAAGCGGACGTGGCCCTGGAAGACGATCTGTACGTGGATCTCGGCAAGCTGAACGTGTTTATCACAAAGTTGACCGGCACGATCACGGGGACGCTGGCGGCAGGCGACACGGTGACGGGCGACACCTCTACAGCCACGGGCGACATAGCATATATGGCGGCTGGGTATATCGAGCTGGTTAATGTATCGGGAACATTCCAGGCGGACGAGGAAGTTTATGAGACGCAGGGCACAAATTATATCACGCCCACGGGTATCGAGACCCTCGAGGACGTGGTGGTTACCGATGCGGCCGGAACGACACGCCGCGAACAGGGTGACGACTACAGCCTGGACCCGGATTACGGGTACATCCGCAAGCTGAGCGCCGGGGCCATCATCGACACGGACGTGATCTCTTACGATTACGAAGCCGTGACCCGCTCGTATATCTGGGGAATGTCCGCGGGATCGGTGGAGCGCAAGCTGATCTTCGTTTCCGATAAAGACGACAACGGCGTGCGGCAGAGATGGACATTCCACAAGGTCAATATCCTGCTCAACGGCGAGTTCCCGCTGATCGGGGAAGGCGCCTCGGTGCTCGCGGTCACGGGTACGGTCCTGAAAGACACGGACCAGGCCAGCGGCCAGGAGTATTACAAAGTCGAGACGATGTAATCCCGCTTTAGCGGGATAGCAGCATAGCAAGTTAGCTCATAGGCCATAGAGCTAAATTGCTGTCAGCTATGAGCTATGAGCTATCACGCACCGGAGGATCTATGAGAAAAGAAAAGCCGTTTAAAATCGGCGATAAAAAATTTACCGCCTATGAGCTCACGGTCAGACAGATCGCGCAGATAACGGACTCGCTGGGGAAAGACACGGAAGTCAGCGATATCGACATGCTATTTCCGGACCGGCTACCCTCAGGCGCTCTCGCGATGAGCCTCGACATAACGATCGAGGACCTGGCCGGGTATGCCCCGTCCGAGATAGAGGCCATGATCGATGTGGTCGAAGAAGTAAACCCTACCTTTGCCGGCCTGCTGCAAAGGCTGGCAAATCTCGGGCGGGCGGCGCTGGCAGCGCAGAAATCAGAAAAGCAGTCTGCCGGCTGATTATGATGGGCCACGCGCAGGCGTGGGATTACGGCTGGAGTTTTTTTAATCTCGCGATCGGGGAGACCATCCGGTGGCTCAAGCCTCCGGAGAATGAGCGATGACGGACCGGAAAGTCAAAATAACGGTCGAAGCCAGGGACCGGACAAAAGAAGAGCTCCGCAAGACCAGGACCGAGCTGGACAAGACCAAGAAATCCGCGGCCGCCGCCCGGAAAGTCATGGAGGCCAGATCGGCCCTGGGGGTGCGGCCCTACAAGGAGATCCGGGACGAGATTACAAAACTCCGGGGCTCCTACGATACGCTCAAAAAATCGGGGACCCTGTCGAGCGCGGAGCTTTACCAGGCAAAGGTCAAGCTCAAACAAAAGACCGCCGAGCTGCGCAGAGAGACCGGCGATTGGGCGGGTGAGCTGAAGAAGGCGCGCGGCGGGTTGATTGCCCTGGCAGGTGCCGGGTACGCGGTCATCAAAGCCTTTAACCGCTACAGCGAGTTCTCCCAGCGCATGGCAGAGGTCAATACCCTGATCGACGTGAGCAAGGAGCAGTTCGCCTCCCTGGGCGACGAGATCAGGGCAATGACAAAGGAGATCCCCCAGACCGCCACGGAGCTCGCAGCCGCACAGTACGATATCCTTTCAGCGGGAGTGGCCCTGGAGAAGTCGGTCGGGGTTTTAGAACTATCCGCCAAGGCCGCGGTCGGCGGCGTTACGGACACCAAGACGGCCGCGAACGCCGGGATCGCGGTTATCAACGCATACGGCAAGTCGATCGACGAGCTGGAAGAGGTCTACGATATCCTGTTTACGACCGTCAGGCTCGGCGTCACCACGTTTCCCCAGCTCGCCCATTCCATAGGCGAGGTCCTGCCCACCGCAAGGGCAGCAGGCGTGGAGCTCCGGGATGTTTCAGCCGCCATCGCGACCATGACCAAGGCCGGCCTCCGCACGCCCCAGGCCATGACCGCGCTCAAGGGCGCGATCAATGCAATGGCCGCTCCCACGCCGGAAGCAAAGAAAAAGTTCGACGAGCTCGGGATCACCTGGAAGGGGCTCATTCCGACCCTGGATGCCATCCGCAAACAAAGTCTAGGTATCGCCCAGATGCGCCTGCTGATCCCGGATGTTGAGGCGCGCACCGGGGTAATGGCCCTGCGCGATAATTTCGACGATCTCACAAAAACCCTGGACGAGATGGCGGACTCCTCCGGAGCGATGGCGGAGGCCAACGAGAAAATGAAGGACACGCCGGCCAACCAGATGAAGCTTTTCAGAAACGAGATCGATCTCCTGATGATCTCCGCGGGCGCCCTGGCCTCCAAAGCCCTGCTTCCCCTGGCCAAGGGACTGCGGGCACTGATCGATTCCTTCGAAAAGATGGACCCGGTAACAAAGTCGCTCGTCGGTACGCTGGCGAGCGCAGCGGGCGCGTTTATTATCTGGAAACTGGGACTGGGATCTATGGTGTCCGGCCTGCGCGGGCTCATCATCCAGGCGAGGGCGGCCCAGATCGCCACTGCCTCGCTCACCACGCAATTTACCGCGGCCGGGATCGCGATGAAGGCGTCCCTGGCCGCGTCCGTGCTCTACACGTCATATCAGCTGGCCACCCTAACAGCAGAGGCATACAAGGCGATCAAGGCACACAAGGCCATGCGGGAATCCCAGGACCGGCTCAGGGAAAATTCGGACCGGCTCATGCGCAAGTATGAAGAGTTCAAGGACGTGAAGCTCCCTGACGACATCACCGAGCTCGCCCAGGAGGACCTCGAGGAGCTGAGGCAAAGGCTGGCGAAGGCCAGGGTATATTACACGGCGCTCAAGGCCAAGCTCGAAGAAAAGGGGGCGGGCAAGGAGCTGAAGATTGTCAATGCCCGGCTCAAAGAGATCCAGACGGATTTTAAAAAGGTCGGGGAGGCCGCTTCCGGCGCGGCCGGCGAAATGGAAAAACCCGTCAAGGCTGCGGAGGCCACAAACAAAATGCTCGACGAGTTCGAGAAAAAGGCCAAGAAGGCGTACGAGGAGGCCAAAAAACAGGCCGCCGATTACGCAAAGCAGGTGATCGCCTGGGAAGACAAGATCAAGTACGCCAGGCTTTCCACCGAGGACAAGCTCCGCGAGCTGGGCCGCAAGGGCCTGGAGGATGCCGAGATCTGGGCCGACAAGAAGCTCCAGGCAGAAGAAAAATTATATGCGGCCAGGGAGGCGATGGCCAGGGGCGATTACAAGCTTGCGGAAAAGCTGGCCAAAGACGCGGAGGGTTTGTACGCCGATCTCGCCACGGAGGTCAAGAAGAGCGAGGGCGGCAAGGACGTCGTGGTCCGCTCCCTGGAAGACACAAAAGAGGTGGCGATCAACGGCGTTACCGAGGTCGGCAATTTTGTGGAGGAGTTGTATTCGCTGCAGCGGGATGCCGCGGCGAGCGCCAGGGACGAATGGACGGCCACGGCGGGCGGCATAAACAAACAGCTCGACGAGATTGCAAAGCAGCGCGAGGCAAACGTAAAAATCACCCTGAGCGGCCTTGAGGCGGCCCAAAATGCGATTAATCATCTGACCAAGGACGAGACCAAGCATATCACCGTTGTAACGCACCACGTGGAGGCCGATGCCTCAGGCGGGCTTGCCGGGCTCGCATCAGGGGCCAGGCTCGCCGGGTACGGCGGAGGCGATAAGATACGCGCCCTCCTGGAGGCCGGGGAGTTTGTGGTCCGCAAGGAGGCGGTCAGAAAATACGGGGCGGGCTTGTTCCAGGCGCTCAACGCCATGAAACTGGATGTGAGCGATATGATGCGCGCCCGCATAGGGGGCCTGATCTCGAACATTTCCCTGCCCGCGATGACCGCACCGCAGTATGCGTTTCAGGCGGGCGGCGCTGTGCAGGGCATGTCCGGCGATACCATGACCATACGCTTACAGGCGGGCGGCGCCGAGATGCCGCTGACGGTCGTGGGAGACAGGAAGGTAACCAGGGCGATGGTCAAGGAGTTCGAGGCAGAGCTCGTGAAGATGGGATTAGCGAAACGGTAACCGTTTACCCTTTGGATAGTTGAATAGTCGACTGGTTGAATGGTTGAGTGGTCGGATTAGTTGAGTGGGTAAAGGGTTTTACGACTCAACGAATTGATCAATTGACTAATTGACTAATTCTCGACTCAACGAATTGACCAATTGACCAGTTAACGAATTGACTAAGGAGGGGAGCTATGGCGGATACAAAAACAAATCCCAGTGGAGCACCACGGCCCCATGACGGCCGGGGCGGAGGAAACGGAATGCCCGGCGGGCAGAGGGGCGGCGCAAATGATCAGCCGTGCCCGGACGGCGGCCCGGGACAAGGCCAGGGCGGCGGACAGGGAAGCGGCCAAGGACGGGAATAAGAACGTTTACCGTTCAAGCTTGCAACCTTTGAACCCTGAACCTTTGAACCCGGAACGGTTATTACATGCCTGATTTTGCTTTTTACAGCACGGAGATAGATCCTACAACCGACCCGGCCGGGGCGGACCCTGCTCCGGAGACCCTGGTGGTTTTGGACCAGGTGCCGATCCTGGGCGATGCCCACTATGATCTCATGGCCGGGGAGGTCGGGCGCGGAAGAGTAATACCGACCCTAGGCGGCGCGGTCATCCAGGACTTCGGGGTTGTGGACGGGGATCAGCGCATATCATTCTCCGACAGCGATGCCCTGACCGCGGAGACCGTAGCGGATCTCAAAACAATTCACGAAACAGTGGACGGGGAATATTTCTTCACGGACGGCTATGATATATGGCGCATTCGGTTTGCAAGGCCGGGCGGGTTCAGGTACCGGAGAAATCTGTTTTGGGCCGTGCACGAAACGGTAATCTATTCCTATGAAATCAACCTCATCGTTGTGGAAACCCTTTTGCCGATGGTGACGGACTGCGGGCTTTCGCTCGAAGCCGTTAGCGGGAGCTGATTTTTATGCCCTATGCCTGGAAAATAACACTCAACAGCGTGGACATATCGGACCAGGTATCCAGGTTTTCGATTGCCTGTTCGCTGGATAATTTCTGCAGGGAGATGACCCTGGACATATCCGATCCCGATCTCTACGCGGACCTGGATTTCTCGCAGATTTCCGAATCGCCTGAGATCGAGATATTCACTAAGACCGGGGAAGACTGGATCAGCCAGGGCACGTTTTTCATCGAGCGGCCGGCCCTGGCCGTAACCGTTCAATCCGACCTGCTGCAGGGTGCGTGGGGCAGGTCATTAACCGCCAGATTAGCGGAGCCCTTTGCCCCGAAGATAACAAAGGCATGGGAGGAGAAAACCACATGTTTCCATATCTGCGAGGAGATGTGCGGCCTGGCCGGGTTTGAATGGGACCCGGCCTACAGCGACATAGACGATTTTATTATTTTTCCGTACACCTACGAGGCCGAGGGGCTCTATCCGATCGACGTAATCAGCGAGCTTGCGGACCTGGCAGGCGCCCTGGTCACGACAGACCGCGCCGGGCATCTCTGCATAAAACAAATCGATTACTCTCCGGCCGAGGCGGATATGACGATCACGGACGACGATATTCGGGCAATCACCGAGAGCCCGGAATGGCCCACGTTTGCCAACCGGGTCAGGATCACCCCCACTGGTGAGCTCGCGAGCTATTCCGTTGCGCTCTTCATTCCGGATCCATGCCTCAAGGCGGACGGCTCGTCACGGGCGAAGTTATACGCCCAGGTGAGAGATCCCGACGGCGAGCCGGTCAACGGCCTTGCGGTGAACTGGGAGACGGACGGCGCGAGCGCGGCCCTGGAGCGGGCAACCTCGAATACCCAGGAGATCAGTATCCGCAGGGAGCCGCAGAGGGCGGATAATTTTTATAGCGTGACGGTGGATTTTCCGCCGAGCGCGGTCGACGGGGTGTATGCCTATTCGGATACGGCCCGGCGGAATAATTTCGCGGCGGCCGGCTACGAGATAAACGGCAATATCATCACCCTGACCGGCAAGCTCGCTTACTGCGATCAATCGGTGCTTATCGACTATAGGGCCGGGGGGATGGCGGTTAATTATCTCCAGGCCGGCGACGAGGCCGAGGACGTGAGCGTAACCGCGAAGGTGGAAGGGCAGGAGGAATCGGGCACCGTATATATCGATAATCCCTGTGAGTGCCCGCCCATGATTCGCCTGACAGCGGCGCCCACGTCCATCAACCCCGGGGGAAGGTCGAGCCTGATCGTATACGGCGAGGAGAGCGGGCCGATCACAACGGGCAGGATGGTGTTCATGGCCGAGGTGAGCGCCACGAAACGCGGGACATTGTCCTGGACCACCGCCAGGCTGGGCACGGTGGGCGTGGCCAACGAGCAGGCGTCGGCGATCAACGAGATAGCGGGGGTCACCCAGTGCGAGATATCCATGTTTCCGGCGAGCGTCGCGAGCGTGTATGTCGCGGACGAGGACGGCAACCCAACAGGAGGAAATTTATATTCCTCTCATAACGGCAAGGTAATCGACCTGAACGGCATCGTGGCCACCGCAACGGAGCTGCTGGTGAATTACACCGCCCGGGGCGCCGCCCTGGCCCATTTTACCGGCGCGGTGCTGGGCACGGCGACCATCAATGCCTGGATGCTCACGAACAGGGAGGAGGGGGCCGAGGCCGGCGCGAGCGTGAGGATTGTGGATAATACCGAGATCACGGACGATTATCCGAGCGACTGGAACCCCGGCGAAGGAGACGGGGGGTACGGCGGAGCGGGCGGGGATTATGACGAGGAGGATGACGAAGACTACGATCCGACGGACATGGGAGAGCCGACATCCGACTTTAACTGGTGCGTGCCGGATCATGTGTCCGGCGATCCAACTGACGAGGCCCTGGCCGCGAGGTTTGCAACGGCCCTGGAGCATGACTGTACTTGCGAAGAGGTATGCGATGCGGAGTTTGACATATACGGCACGATACAGAGCTATAACGGTGCCAGCGGGCGGGATATATCCGAGATCGTAACCGAGGATTATGAACTGGAGGAGGGCAGCCCGGCATACTGGGAGAAATACGCGGAGCTGAAAGACGAGGCGATTGCGCAGTGTAATAATCAATGTGAGAGCTCGGCACTGGCTTGGTCGGAGGACAATCCGGAGACCATCGATCGAAATGATCAGGTTGCCGTATCCGTCACCGGCGGGGTTGGACCGTATAACTGGAGTGTTCAGGGAACTGGTTTTTCCCTGGGAACTTCTGAAACAGAGGACGGGGTTAACTTACTGAACTCCGATGCCTCCGCCTGCGGCCCTGCAACGATAAAGGTGACCGATGCCTGCGGGACTACGGTAACCGGATATGTGAGATGTACAGTGGGCCAATGGAACAGTTGCTACAGGCACCATTTTACATGTAGTCGTGAATATTATCACGAAGAATATAAAGGTAAATATTGGGTTTTCTGGAGATGTTGTACAGACTATGCTGTCGAGTGGCCTTCGTGTAAAACTGGCGAATGTGAGGATTTTTCAATAACAAAATGTTGTGAGCCGACAATCAGTGAATTACAAATCTATAAGTGGATATGCTGATAATGAAAAACGTCTCTGAATTACAGGCTTTTTCCTATGGTCAAATAGTGTCTGCCGTCCAGATATTCAAGATAATGAAGAAACATGGGCTGGACAAAGACGATCTGGTATTAATCAAAAAATCTATGGAAAAACAGATGATATCAAGTGGCCCAAAACGAAAGAATAGGCCCTGACGTGAGAAAACCGCTCTTCAGGAAGAAGAGGTAAATTAATGGAGGGAAGACAATGGCTCTACCTAACACATACTGGCTATTCAACAACACGGTCAACGACGGCGCGAACACGGGCAACGCCACGGGCGGGGCCGGGGATGCGTCATCCAACTGGGTGGTGATTGACCTGACAAACGATGCGATACTGTTTCTGGACGATCAGCAGACGGACGGGGACGATCACGCCGGGACAAAGTATCCGGTGATCATCCCGGACGCCGGGGATCTCGAAGCCCCCAAGACGTTCGTGGATGACAACGCCGCAGAAATATTCGACCAGGTGCCCCTGGCGGGCACCACGGCCGGCGAGCAGAGCGGCGGGGATACAAGGTATGTTTTTGCTATTTATTTCGACGGCGCCACCGCCGGGATTCCGACCCTGGAGGCATGGGACGACGACACGCACGCCACCGCGGACGACGATTTCTTGGGCGGAGGAACCCCTGCGAATTCGACCCTGCTGGCGGTTGCGACCACAAACGGAGCTCCGGGATCTGCCACGTGGGCGGGCACACCGCTTTCCGGCACGGACAGCCGGATCGAGCTGGACACCGGGGCCCTTGGAGCGGCAAAAAACCTGTATTTCAACATCAAGCAGGTTATCCCGAGCACCTTTACGCCGCAGTCGGACAGCGCCATCGTCCTGACGCTCAGGTTCCTGTACTCATGATCCCTACTATTCCCAAGCACAAAAGGGCCTGGCGGATTCGGGTGACGTTTGCGGGCAAGCTGCCGCCAAAAGAATATATGACGCGCGATATCCGGCATAATGATCCGGGCTGGGCCAGCGAGATTTTCAACCGTCCTATCGAGATGCTGGAGTTTTTTATGCCCACCGGGCACCGGCTCGTCATGTCCGGCATGGAGCAGTATAACTTCTTCGTTGAGGCGGTGCAATCCACCAGGACACGGGGCAAGGCGCGGATAAAGGCCTTCTGGTTTTGCGGCAAGCTGCCGGGCAAAGATGTCGTGGAGATGTGGCGCGTGGGAGACGGCAAGGTTATCCGCGACCGCAAGCCCTTGGGCCGGGAAT